TTCAGACTATACCTCCCCGATGCAGTCCGAGACGATGCTGGACAGTCCTTTTAAGACCCGACCTGATCCAGATGCATGACAACTAAACCCAAAAAGCCCAAAACCCTACGAGGGGCAATTAATCCAAGGCTTCACAGTCCACTTCTCAAGGGCAAAAACAAACTGCAAGATGTCAAAGATTTGTGCGAGATTGTCAAGATCCCTTTATTGCCATGGCAAGAGTTCGTGCTCAAAGATATGCTCACTGTGGACAAAACAGATCGCTGGATTCGCAAAACTAACTTGATTCTTGTCGCTAGACAGAATGGTAAGACACACCTAGCGCGTATGCTGATCTTGGCTCACTTGATTAAATGGAATACCAATGTCTTAATCATGAGTTCTAACAGAAGCATGGCTTTAGATACTTTCCGGCAAATCACTCACCTATTGGAGACCAATGACCACCTCAAAGGATTCGTCAAACAAATCCGGCATGCCAATGGCACAGAGTCTATTGAAATGCTCTCTGGAGCGCGGCTTGATGTCGTTGCTGCAACTAGAGATGGATCTCGTGGACGAAGTGTCAACGGGCTACTTTACATCGATGAAATCCGAGAAATCACAGAAGATGGATTCCGAGCAGCAACTCCTACTACTAGAGCTCATCCAAATTCTCAAACGCTTCTTACCTCTAATGCTGGAGATGCATTCTCAACTGTTCTCAACGACCTCAGAGAACGAGCCATTGACTACCCTCCCAAGTCATTCGGATTCTATGAGTACTCAGCACCGCAGTACTGCAAGATAGACGATCGCAATGCATGGGCTTTGGCTAACCCCTCATTGGGGTACACAATCACGGAGGAAGCGATTGAAGAAGCGATTGCTACATCTCCTATTGAAAATACTAGAACTGAAACCCTCTGCCAATGGATCGACTCTTTAAGTAGTCCATGGCCTCATGGAGTGTTAGAAGAAACCTCAGATTCAACACTTGAAATGTCTGTGGGTGCTTATACAGTATTCGGCTTTGATGTTAGCCCTTCAAGGCGTAACGGATCTCTGGTTGCCGGACAATTATTGCCAGATGGCCGGATCGGCATTGGTATCCTAGAGACTTACAGCTCACAAATTGCTGTGGATGAGTTAAAGATGGCAGCTAGTATAAAAGCATGGTGTGACATTTATCGGCCTCGCTTAGTCTGCTTTGACAAATACGCCACACAAACTATTGCAGACCGCTTAGGCAATTCTGGAGTTATAGTCGAGGATGTTTCAGGCCAACAGTTTTACAAGGCTTGTGGAGACTTGCTGGAAGGCTTGGTAAATCATCGAGTCGTGCATAATGGGCAGGCAGAACTGATCCAGCAGATGAATAACTGTGCCGCTAAAATCAACGATTCGGCTTGGCGCATTATTAAACGCAAGTCAGCTGGAGACATCTCAGCACCTATTGGCTTGGCAATGGTCGTATCTAAGTTAATGATTCCCCAGCCTAAGCCTCAGATTTATACTTAGACACTTCGTGGTGTGTTGTCTATTTACTTGACAAATGCTACACTTTATGACTATGGGTCTATTTCGCAAAACCGAAGCAATCACCAATGTAGATAAGCCATCGTTGCTCGCGCAATATGCCCCTACTATTATGGGCGAGAACATCAATTCAATTTTGAATTATCTCCTACCTCGTGTTCAGCGCAATGAGGCAATGTCTGTTCCATCCATAGCTCGATGCCGCAATTTAATTGCTGGTGTTATTGGTGGGCTTCCAGTTAATCTTTATCGTAAGTCAACAGGTGAAGAATTAGGCAATCCAGTTTGGGTAGATCAACCGGCAATTAATCAGCCTCGATCAATAACAATGGCATGGACTGTTGATTCACTCATGATGTATGGCGTTGCTTATTGGCAGGTTACAGAAGTTTATGCAGAAGATGGCCGACCATCTCGCTTTAAGTGGATTCCTAATGTCAAAGTTACATTTACCACGGATCTTTATGGCATGGACATTACGCAATACTATATCGATTCTGCTGCTGTACCAATGTCAGGTCTTGGATCTATTATTACATTTCAAGCATTTGATGAAGGAATTTTAGAACGCGGGTCTGAAACAATTAGAGCTGCTGTTGATCTTCGCAAGGCAGCAGTTATCGCAGCAAGCACTCCAATGCCAAGCGGTGTACTTCGTAATAACGGTGCAGACTTAGATCCTAAAGAAGTTGCAGGATTACTTGCGTCATGGAAGAACGCTAGACAAAATCGCGCTACTGCTTACCTAACATCTACTCTTGAATATCAACCAACATCATTTTCACCTAAAGATATGATGTATGACGAAGCACAGCAATTTTTATCAACTGAAATTGCTCGCTTGTGCAATGTACCTGCTTACTTAGTATCAGCAGAAGCCAATCAGAGCATGACATATTCTAATTTGCTTGACGAAAGAAAATCGTTTTACTCTCTAACTCTGGCTCCTTATGTATGTGCTATTGAAGATCGTCTTTCAATGGATGACATTACTGCTCGCGGTAATGCGGTTAGATTCGATGTAGATTCTTCATTCTTAGCAGTAGAGCCAATGCAACGATTGTTAGTAATTGAAAAAATGCTTTCTTTAGGTCTTATCACTCTAGAACAAGCCATGCAAATGGAAAACTTAACACCAAACGGAAGCGAAGGACTCGCCTAATGGAAAATCAGGTAATCACATTTACCTCTGGACTAATTGCCAATGTAGAAGAACGCTTAATTTCAGGCAAAATTGTTCCAGCAGGTACAGGCGAAGTGGGCAACACTTCAGCCGGCAAGGTCGTATTTGAGAAGGGCGCAATTGCACTTCCAGAAGATCCTAAGACTGTCAAATTACTCAACCAACACGATGTTCGCCAACCTCTCGGTAAGGCAACACAATTCACCGAGCAAGAAGATGGAATTTATGCATCATTCAAAGTGTCACGATCCAATCGTGGATCAGAAGCTCTAATCCTTGCAGAAGAAGGCTTGCAGTCTGGCCTATCTGTAGGAGTGGAAGTAATCAAGTCAAAGCAGAAGGGCAATGTGATGTTTGTATCCGCTGCCAAGTTGCTAGAAGTAAGTTTGGTAACAGAGCCAGCATTTAAGTCGGCCCAAGTTATCGATGTAGCTGCTGAGGAAACTCCAGAAGCAGTAGAAGAAATCCAACCAACAGAAAGCGAGACAGCTGTGGAGAATACTCCAGAGACAGTTGCAGCACCAGTAGAGGCAGCAGCAGTTGAAGCTGCTCGTCCTGTTGTTACTGCGACTACATTCGTGCGTGAGCGCGTAGCACCAATCACATCAGCGCAATACCTAGAAGCTAACATTAAGGCAGCAATGGGAGATGACGAAGCACGCCGCGTAGTTCGCGCAGCAGACGATTCAACATCAACAAACACTGGTCTTACACTTGCACCACATCTAAACACATTTTTAACAGATACATTCTCAGGCCGTCCGGCATTCAATGCTGTGACTCGCGGATCACTTGCTGGAACCACAGGAATGTCATTTACTATTCCTCGTCTTTATACCAACGCTTCATCTGCTAACACTGCTCCAACAGTCGCAGCAGTTAACGAAGGAGCAGCAACTTCTGAGACAGGCATGACAAGTGCTTACGACACAGTGTCGATTCAGAAGTACAGTGGACTCAATGAGGTCAGTTTTGAGTTGATCGACAGATCATCTCCTGCATTCATGGAGCTTTTGATGACTGAACTTCGCAAGGCTTACGAGAAAGTAACAGACACAGCACTTCTTTCAGCACTTGCAACATCAGGAACACAAGCTGCAACTACAGCAGCAACAGCAGCGGGACTTCAGTCATTTATTGCAACTGAATCAGCAGCAGCATATAAGGGAACTGGCGGCGATTTCGCCAGCAAGTTAGTGGCATCAACTGATGTTTGGGCTGCATTAATCGGTTACACAGATGACAACAAGCGTCCTTTGTACGCAGCAGGAAATCCTCAAAACAATTCAGGTGCAGTTTCACAAGGTTCAAATGTTGGAAATGTACTTGGTACAGATCTCATTGTGGATCACAACATTACAACTTCAGGAGTCATTGATGATTCAATGTTCCTTGTAGCTCCCGGTTCTGTTTATACATGGGAATCACCAACTACTGAACTTCGTGTCAATCTTCTTGGCACAGGTCAAATCCAGATTGCACTTTATGGATATTTGGCACTGTATGTTGGCAAGTCAGGTAAGGGCGTTCGCCGCTTCAACCTAACTTAATCAGTTAGAAACTAAGTCGCTCTAGGGGGTCAGTAGCCCTCTGACTCCCTAGAGTCTTTAGAAAGGATTGAAATGTCAGTCACAACCGTTGCTTCATTGAGAAGCACTCTCGGAGTGGGTACCTTGTATCCAGACGCGACCCTTCAATCTGTTTGTGATGCATCCGATGCAGTTCTTCTGCCGATGCTTTGGAATAACTACCAATTCAATTCGCATCATAGCAACACGACAACTGAGGGCACTTTGTATTTTGACACATATATCCAAGATGTGTTTTATGTAGGACAGTCAGTAGTGATCACCCACAATGGTTCCCCATTCAACGGAACAAAGACACTCACAGGAGTTGGTGAAGATTCAATAACATTTGCTGTAACTGGTAGTCCAACTGCAACAGTAAAGCATGCAGTGGCTCCACTTGGTCAGGTAGCAGGTACAACAAATGTTGACTGGACTACCGATGCAGCAGTAATTCAAGCAAGTTTAATGATATCTGTTGAGATCTGGCAAGCATCTACCGCTACCCTTTCAGGCAGTAATCTTGTCGATTTCCAGCCAAGCCCTTACCGAATGTCAGCGCAGCTGCTCGCTAAGGTGCGAGGATTGATCGCACACGCACTAAGTCCTAATTCGATGGTGGGATAATGACTGTTGCTATTACACTACTTAGAACGACACTAGCCGAGGCTCTTCAAGACGATAGCAAGTATCAGGTTTTTGCATTTCCTCCAGCAACAGTTCTAGCCAATTCAGTTATTGTTACTCCGGATGATCCTTATCTGACTCCTAACAATAACCAGCACATAACTATTAGCCCGATGGCTAACTTTAAGATCATCATGACTGTGCCTTTGTTTGACAATGAAGGCAACCTCAATGGCATAGAAGATACTGTTTGTAGCGTGTTCGCTAAGCTTGCAGATTCATCTTTGACCTATAATGTAAGCGCGATCAGCGCACCTAGCGTTCTCAATGCTGCTTCGGGAGACCTTCTCAGCTGCGAGATGTCCGTCAATATCCTTACGAGTTGGAGTTAATATGTCCGAGTGGGAAAAAGAAAACGAAGCCTTCTTGATCAAGATCGGGCAGGTAGCACCAACAACAGCAAAGCCAGCAACTACAAAGAAAGAAGAGGAATAATCTCATGGCTGTATTTCTAAATAACAATGTGGGCGTGAAGATTAACTCTGTTGATCTTTCAGACCATGTTACAGCAGTAACACTTAACCGCGTATTTGATGAACTCGAAGTAACTGCAATGGGTGACTCAGCACACAAGTTCGTTAAGGGCTTGGAATCATCTACTGTCACAATCGACTTTCTGTCAGACTCAGCAGCAGCAAATGTCAATGCAACACTTCAGGCAGCATGGGGAACTACAGTCACAGCTGTATTCCTACAGACAAAGGGAACAGCAGTATCTGCTACAAACCCTCTATACACTGTGTCATTGTTGATCAACAACACAACAGACATCAACGGTGCTGTTGGTGACATTGGAGCACAAAGCATCACATTTACTGCTAATTCAACAATTGCAGTAGCAACAACAGGTTCATTCTAAACAACTAACAAAGGGGCAAACCATGGCAAAACTAAAGATCGTTCGACAAGATGGAAGCGTTATCGAAGGTGACATCACTCCAGCAGTGGAGTATGCATTTGAGCAATACGCTAAAAAGGGATTTCATAAGGCTTTCCGCGATGAGGAAAAGCAGTCGGATGTCTATTGGTTAGCTTGGGAAGTCACTCGCAGGTCAGGTGAAACTGTTAAGCCTTTTGGTATGGATTTCATTGAGACACTAAAAAGTGTCGAGGTGCTTGATTCAGACCCTTTAGCTTAAAGCGCGATCTTCCATTCACCTATCTAATTGCTCGGTTGAGCATTAGGTTGGGGATTGCGCCACAGCACTTATTAGAGCTAGATCCGACAATGCTTGAGGCTTTGTTACAGGGTCTTAAAGACGAAGCTAAGGAGGTCAGTGATGCAAGTAGAAATACAAGGAAACGCTGACTTCCGTAAGGCTTTACGCCGCTTTGCTCCTGATCTAGAAAAAACACTAAAGTCAGAGATGCGCAAAGCACTTGCCCCAGTTGCAAAAAAAGCAAGGGGTTTTGTGCCATCAAGTTCACCGCTTAGCGGTTGGGCTAATCGTTCATTTAATGAAGGCAATTTTCCGACATTTAATAGTGCAACAATTAAATCCAAGATTGGCTATACAACTTCTGTCAGTAAAGTCAATTCAAAGGGATTTTCTTCAATGGCGAGTCTTTACAATAATTCTCGCGCAGGTGCAATTTATGAAAGTGCTGGCCGTAATGGAGCGCAAGGTCAACCTTGGGTTGGCCCTAATGGCCCAGCAGGACATAAGTTTTCACATTCTAGAAATCCTAAAGCTGGAGAACAGTTTATTGGTGCAATGCCAGAATTGACTGGAAGCCTAAAAGGCAGAGGTCGTTTGATTTTTAAAGCATGGGCTCAAAACAAAGGCCTTGCAGAAGGTGCTGTTCGCAAGGCTATTTCCAAGGCTGAGATTGAACTAGCTGCTAGATCTAAGGCTGGAAAACTTAGGAGAGTTGCATGAAGTATTTTGAAGAAATTCAAATTGGTTCTAAGTTTGATGCAAAAGGATTTAAGCAAGCTGAAACAGCATTAGGACGGTTATCCGGTAGTGCCGCTAAATTAGCAAAAGGTTTTGGTTTGGCTTTTGGGGCAGCTGCAGTTGCTCATTTTGCAAAGCAATCTGTTAAAGCTTTTGCTGAAGATGAAAAAGCATCTGTCAAATTATTAAAAGCAGTTGATAATCTAGGCATGGGTTTTGAACAAACTCGCATAACCAATTTTATAGCAGATCTTGAGAAGTCTGCCGCTGTTGCAGATGATGTTTTGAGGCCAGCTTTTCAATCTCTATTGACTACCACTGGATCAGTAACAAAGTCTCAAGATTTACTCAAACTTGCATTAGATATAAGCGCGGGTAGCGGCGAAGATTTAGCGACTGTTTCAGGTGATTTAGCAGCTGCATATGTAGGCCAGACTAAAGGCTTAAGTAAGTATGCACTTGGTTTGAGCAAAACAGAATTATCTACAATGGGTTTTGCTGCAATACAAGACAAATTAAACACTCAATTTTCTGGTCAAAACGCGGCTCGTCTGGATACCTATCAAGGCAAGATTGATACCCTTAATGTTGCATACGGCAATATGCAGGAAACTATTGGTAAAGGATTACTTGACTCATTTGAGTTATTAGCTGGGGATGCTGGTATCAGTGGCGCAGCTAGTGCCATGGCAGATTTTGCAGATTTCACCAGTAACGCTATCTACGGACTTTCAACTCTTGCTAATATAAAAGTAGGTAGTTCAAAAACTTCTCTTATTGGGATGCTATTTGGTCCAATTAAAGACTCACTTGTTGCAGGGCCTTTAGGAGCGTTATCTCGCTTAGGAGCAAAAGCACAGGAAGCCAAAAGACTAGCAACTCCAATTGCTAAAAATGCGGACGGTACTCCTGTAACAATTGCTAAATCAAACGCGGATATATTACGAGCTAAATTTGAAAAAGAAGCAGCAGCTAGAGCTAAAGCATTAGCAGACATGCAGCGCAAGAATTTGAAGGTATCTCAAGAGTCAGCAAAACTAGCCAAGGCTAAGGCCATCTTTGACTTACAGAAGATCCAAATTGAGGCAGCCCTAAAGGGTAAAATCACAGATGAAGAGCGCATTCGCTTAAAGCTGATGCAAGCCATTGAAGAAGAAAACATTACTCAAATTGAGAAGTACACAAAGTTGCTAGATGAGGCTCAAAAGAAAACTATTGAGCTAAGAGATGTTCTTAAGGCTGACTCTCCATTTGCTTCATGGCTAACTGGTATCAATCAAGTATTAACTGGGATGTTCTCAATTGGTTCTCAAATCCAAGCCAATGGGCGCGAATGGTCATCTTATGCTAATCAGGTTGCTAGTACTACGATCCAGTCTAATGGCCGTGAGTTCAGTTCATCTTTCAGCCCTTCAGCAACTGCACCTGTCTCAGGCACTTCAAACGCTGGCACTGTCAATGTAACAGTCAATGCAGGTGTTGGAGATCCAGAGGCTATTGCTAGAGTTATTGAAGATACGCTAAGGCAGTCAAGGTATCGCGGCACAGGTGGATTGTTCACAGTATGACATGGAATCCAGATTGGCGCATCACTGTTGGCACTACTGTCTATAACAATGTGCAGCAGGTTAACCTCACTGTAGGTCGAATAGACATTGACCGTCAATGTCAAGCAGGTTATGCTCGTATGGACATTGTGAATACAGGCACTACGCCATTTGATATAGATGTAACAGATGCACTTAAACTAGAGGTAAAAGACTCAACCGGCACTTATGTCGATGTATTCGGTGGCGAGGTCTCAGACTTCTCCATCTCAGCTCGTAGTCCAGATGAAACAGGGTTCTTAACGATTGGCTCTGTCTTGGCTGTTGGCCAACTGGCTAAATTACCGAAGGCTCTATGGTCAGGTGCATTAACGCAAGGTTTAGATGGTGCACAGTTAACAACTATCTTCGCAAGCCTTACCTCTTTGACCACAGGCGAGGTCGATGCTGGTCGCTATGACATGATTGCTCGCACCGCTGATCCGATAGTCATGTCGGACATTGTGACCCTTATTGCAGATAGCGGCATAGGCCAGATCTATGAAGACAAACTGGGTCGAGTCTGTTTTGCAGATGCAGATCACCGGACTGTTTATCTTGAAACTTACGGTTACACAGACCTAGATGCCAACTACGCATATCCTTCAAGCATTAAGTCAATTCTACAGATTGGCAAAATCCGAAACTCTCTGACTGCTGACTACAACAATAACTATAGTTCAACCCTGACAAGCACAGATGCTACATCTATTACTACTTATGGACTATTCGCTAAGAAATTCCAGTCAAATGTCAAACAGACATCAGACATGACGGACATCCTGACAAGAGACTTAGCTCTTAGAGCTGACCCTCGTACTCAACTAGATTCAGTTACTTTCAGACTTGATGATCCTTCTATGCCAGATGCGATGAGAGATGATCTCATTAACATATTCTTTGGTGAGCCAATCCTTTTGACTAACCTGCCGGCCAATATCCTCAATGGTGAGTTTGGTGGCTTTGTCGAGGGATGGACTATGAGTGCTACGCCTTCAAGGGTTGACCTTAAGATCTATGCAAGTCCGGTTGAGTTCTCCATTGTGCCGCCACAATGGGATACAGTCACACCGGCCTCACTTATTTGGACAGGTGTAAATGCTACACTTATGTGGCAAGATGCGAATGGAGCACTGGTATAATGGCAACGACTACTTATTGGGGTTGGGATACTCCCGACAACACTGACCTCGTAAAAAATGGGGCTTTAGCAATTCGGACATTGGGTTCGGATGCGGATGTAACAGTTCAAGATAACTTTATTGCACAGACTATGGGAGCATACTAATGGCCAATACAGCTAAAGCATTATTTCGTGGGGCAGCCACAACTACTACAACGACAACGCTGTACACAGTGCCAGCCAGTACGACCGCCATTGTCACCAACATTGTCGTCACTAATACTGGCTCTAGCAGCTACACTTTTACTTTAAGCCTAGATAGTATTGCTATCCACACAACTACAACTATTGCAGCCAACTCAACGATCTACATCGACCTTAAGCAAGTCTTAACTACTACTAAGACCATTAAAGGTGGAGCATCTAACACAGCTGTTAACTTCCACATCTCAGGGATGGAGATCGCGTAATGGGTGCTTCAGTAATTCCAGCAGCATCGACTGCTCAGGCTAACTGGGTTGAACTAGCATCGGCAACACCGACTTCAGGCTCGACTGTTTCATTTACTGGATTGACCGAGTATCGCAATTATAAAGTGTCATATTATAACTTGTTTACAACTGGTGGAACGAATATGCTTTTAAGATTCAATAACGATAACAACCTCGTTTATGCATGGATAACTCAGGGAGACTCCGGTAGTGTTAATTCTTCGGCCTACGCCAGTTCATTCCCAGTTCATCCAAGTGTCACTGATACCGATGGCGCATCTGGTGTGATTACGATTGCGGATGCTAACCAAGTCATTAAAAATACTACTTACTACGCAACTAAAAACGGCACTGGCACAGATGCCATTAACGGCCAAGCCTTTTGGAATAATACAGCCGTTATCAATCGCATGGATTTCATCATAAGCTCTGTGACTTTTACAGGCGGAACATTTAAGGTCTATGGCTCAAACTAATGAAGCCACGCCTGAGTAAAGCTGCTATTCAATTAAGAGAGCAGATAGATGATACTTACCCAAGTCGTTTGCGCGATTCCGATGGGTGGATCGGTGATCTCCGACACTCTTCGCGCGAGTCTGACCACAATCCAGATGCTCAAGGATGGGTTCGTGCCATCGACATCGATGCTGATCTCGCTGGAAAACCAAAGCCAGAACTCATGCCAGATCTTGTTGATCAGATTCGACTCTTATGCAAGTCTGGTGCTGAGAAAAGAATTGCCTACATTATTTTCAACGGAAAGATCTGCTCCCCTATCCTTAGATGGAAGTTCCGCAATTACACCGGAATTAACAAACACAACAAACACGCTCATTTTAGCTTTAAGAAAGAAGCTGATAATGATGGGGCTTTTTTTCAGATACCTATGCTAGGAGGCACACATGACAGCGGCAACTAATAACTTTGTGATCGACCAAGGTGCTAACTGGTTTGTTACCTTTGTCTATAAGGATTCAGCAGGTACAGCCATTAACCTAACTGGCTACACAGCAGCTCTACAGATCCGCGATACCTATGCAGACTCTACGACTGACCTATCTCTCACATCTCCTAGCGGTGGTATCACCATCACTGCCGCTACTGGCACTATTGCTGTGACTGCTACAGCTGCACAGACTGGGGCTATTGCTGCTGGTAACTATGTCTATGATTTAGAGATCACAAGTGCGGCAGGAGTAGTAACTCGTCTAGTGCAGGGCAAGATCAGTCTTAGCCCACAGGTAACTCGATGAGCGATATTATCCAGATTACCGAGGATGTAACCAATGTAACGGTTACTGAGGCCGTCACTATTGTCTCTATAGCAAGTGATGGCCCACAAGGCCCGATAGGCCCTACAGGCCCTTCTGGAGGCGTTACAGGGGCAACTGGACAGACTGGGGCAGGCAACACAGGAGCAACCGGCAACACAGGTGCTACAGGCGTTACAGGCAATACTGGCATGACTGGTCCGACAGGAGCAACCGGAACAACGGGTGCAACTGGTGCGACCGGATCTACAGGCATGACAGGTGCAACCGGCGCAGGAGTTACCGGAGCGACTGGTGCAGCAGGAGCCACAGGTGCTACTGGTGCGGCAGGTGCAGCCGGAGCAACAGGTAATACAGGAACTCAAGGCAATACAGGCAACACAGGAGCCGCTTCTACTGTGGCAGGCAATACCGGTAATACCGGTAACACAGGTGCAACAGGCGCAGCTTCAACAGTTGCAGGCAATACCGGAGCAACTGGCCCAGCGGGAACTAACGGCGCGACAGGTGCAAGAGGGACAACCGGTGCTGATGGAGCAACTGGAGCCACTGGCAGTAATGGATCTAACGGCGCGACAGGTGCAACAGGTGCAACAGGTGCAACAGGTGCCGCATCAGCAGATGACTCAGATCAAAACATATTAGCCAACCAGATATTTGGATAGGGGAAAACAATGGCAACTTTCACAAAGGTAGTTTTATCAGGCAGCACGAACGGTAAAGCAATTAAGGTTGCTGCTACCACATCTGGCAGTGCTGGTACAACTATCCACGCAACTGGCACATCATCTTCAATCATTGATGAAGTTTGGCTCTATGCTTACAACTCATCATCTGCTGCTATTGTTTTAACTATTCAATGGGGTGGTGTAACTGCCGTAGATAACGAAACAAAGATTTCCATACCAGCAACAACAGGTTTAACTCTTGTTATTCCTGGACTAATTATTACTGGTACTGGCAGTGCTGCTAACACAATCGCTGCTTATGCTGGTACTACAAATGTAGTAACTGTTTCAGGTTATGTGAATAGGATTTCCTAATGGCTAATCCATTACGCAGGATGGTTTCATCTAGTCAGGTGTCAGGATGGTTTCCTAATACTTCAACTTTAACTGTACCTTCGCGCAATTCTGCACTTCCAAATGATGTCAATTTTTTGGTAATTGCAGGCGGTGGCGGTGGAAATGGAACAGTCGGAGGCGGAGGGGGTGCTGGCGGTTATCGTTGTTCAGTATTTGGTGAGTCATCAGGTGGTGGTGCTAGTGCTGAACTTGCTATAACAGTTGTTCTAGGAACAAATTACACAGTTACTGTTGGTGGAGGTGGTGGAAATAATGCCAATGGTAGTAATTCCGTTTTTGCAACCGTTACAAGTACTGGCGGCGGTAAAGGTGCGGATTATGGCAATTCAGGTACAACTGGCGGAGCAGGTGGTGGAGCAGGTGGTGCAGCTAGCACAAACGGCGGTGCTGGAACAAGCTCTCAAGGTTATGCAGGAGGTTCTACTGTAACTCGTCAAGGTGGCGGCGCAGGTGGAGGCGGCGCAGGTGGAGTAGGTTCAACTAATACATCACTCGCAGCTGGCGCAGGTGGTGCTGGTTTAAGTTCATCAATAACTGGGACAGCTGTAGCAAGAGCTGGTGGCGGTGGCGGTGGCGCAGATAGAGGAGTTATCTATTCAGGTGGTACGGCAACATCGGGTGGTGGTGCAGGTGGAACTGGCAGCACATCGCCTGTAAATGGCACTGCTGGAACAGTAAATACGGGCGGTGGTGGCGGTGGCGGAAATGCAGCAGACCCAGCCGGAGCAGGAAGTGGTGGTTCTGGTGGTTCAGGCATTGTCATCCTTAAATACGCTGATATATACACGATAACAATCGGTTCAGGTTTAACAGGTTCAACACCTGCCGCATCAGGAGGATTTAAGGTGACAACAATTACTGCTGGCACAGGAAATGTGAGTTGGGCATAATGGCACATTACGCTTTTTTATCAGGCAACACAGTTGTAGAAGTCATTACAGGCATTGACGAAACAGAACTTATCGAAGGTCTATCCCCTGAAGAATGGTACTCAAACTTTAGAGGGCAACGCTGCGTCCGTACTTCATACAATGGCAACATTCGTGGCAAGTACGCAGCTATAGGCGATATGTATGATGAAGTGACAGACACATTTATTTCACCAATCTACCCAAAGGAGCAAGATGAAGAATCCACTAGTCCTAGCAGCAGGAGCATTCTTAGCCGCTTGGTCGGCAAGTAACTTTAACCTCGACTACCGAGCAATCCTATTCGCAGTACTCTCCGGAGTGTTCGGATATGCCACACCTAAACGGTAATGACTGCAATGGACATGGCGGCTCTTGCTGTTGCTGCTACGACCGTTATTGGTTCATTTATTGGCTCGGTGCGATGGTTGGTAAAGCATTACCTAGCAGAGTTAAAGCCCAACGGTGGAAGCTCGATGAACGATCGAATGACTAGACTTGAAGCGCGTGTCGAAACTGTAATTCAGCTCTTAGAGAGGTAACAATTATCTCATGGCAAAGAAAAAGGTTATCGATTTAGATACCTACAGCGCACTCGATGCATGGGCTATCAGCTTGCAGGAGATGTATCGAGCACTACGCAGGGCAGGCTTTGATGTCGAATTAGCATTGGCAATCATCGTTGAACCTATGTCGTATCCGCGTTGGATTTTGCCAGATCCAGTCTTGCCAGACAGGCTAGGCGATTACGAAGATGAGGATGATGACTAAACAACGCTATCTGGTGATCTCGGATTTACAAATCCCCTATCATCATGAGCAAGCAGTTAAGAATCTGATCAAGTTAGTCAAGCGAGAGAAGTTTGACCTCGTACTCAATACCGGTGATGAATTGGATATGCAATCACAGTCCAAGTGGGCTAAGGGAACACACCTAGAATATGAGGGTCAATTAGATGCCGATAGAAGTCTGGCTCAAAACATCCTTTGGGATCTCAAGACAACCGACATTACAAGATCCAACCATACCGATCGTTTGTACCACACTCTCGTTAGAGGAGCTCCTAGTCTCATCGGACTTCCAGAACTCGAATACTCCCGCTTTATGGATTTCGCAGGACTGGGGATACGCTTTCATAAGAAGCCGTTCGAGTTCCATAGAGGCTGGGTCTTAGTCCATGGCGATGAAGGATCGATGAACTCTAATGCCGGACTTACAGCTCTTGGCTTGGCTAAGAAGTTTGGCAAATCTGTAGTCTGTGGACACACGCACAGAGCAGGCATATCAGCCTATACAGAGGGTCTAGGAGCCTCATACAGGACTTTGTGGGGCGTAGAGGCAGGTAATGTCATGGATAAGAAGAAAGCCTCCTATTTGAAGGCTGGAGCCGCTAATTGGCAGATGAGCGTGGCAGTCATCGAGACTCATGGAAACCATGTCAGTCCAATGCTTGTGCCGATTAACAAAGATGGATCATTCACATTGTACGGGAAGTTGTACCAGTAAATCGTTATCGTTTCGTTATCTAAATATCCCCAATAAGTCTGATCCGGATGTCACACTAATCCCAACAGCAAGAGTTGCTGGAAAGGGAGCAGGATGACAATACAAGAAAAAGCACTAGCTCTGTGTTTTATTGGGCTTATATTCTCAATGACACTCATAGCCATAGATGCTTACAGGACTGGACATGAACGCGGACTTCGGGAAGGATGGCACCGAGGAAGAGCCGTCAATCGTCAGGAGTTTTGGGAAGAATGAAAGTAAATGAAATCTTACAGTCAGCCACAGACACAATTAGCAATCGTGGTCTTTTATACGGTCATCCTGCGGATAACCTGCAACACACAGCAATGCTCCTCAGTGCATACCTACAAACACCGATACATGACTACCAAGTAGCAGGAATCATGGTGCTTATCAAACTTGCCAGAACTAACCAATCAGCCAGTCATATAGATAACTGGATCGACATGGCGAGTTATGCCGGACTGGGTGGACAGTTAGCAACAGAGGAAAATGATTTGTATGTTTAATTTAGCCGATTATGAGACCGTGGAGGTTCGTCTTGAAAAGTTTATTAAGGATTACCCAGATTTTCGCATATCAACAGAGCTTGAAGTTATCGAGAAAGATCGATACATTGTTAAAGCTTATCTTTACAAAACTTATGACTCAAGTATTGCGTGGGTCACTGGACTCGCGGAAGAAAAAGTTTCAGATCGAGGCGTTAATGCGACTTCAGCATTGGAGAATTGCGAGACTTCTGCGATCGGCAGAGCACTTGCAAATGCAGGTTATGCATCTAAAGGAAAACGCCCAAGCAGAGAAGAAATGTCAAAAGTGGTGGCATCTAAGCCACCCAAGCCATCAGTAACAGAACTACATGATGCTATTCGTGCAGCTGATAAAGAGCCAGCAGAGCAGGATTACTGGACAACGCCTGTCAATGAATATATTAAGGTAGTCGATGCTCCGGTGACTTTAGACAAGGCAATCGATTATGTGTCACAGATACTAGGCACAGATGAAGCAGAAGAAGCACCATCATGCAAGCATGGAAACATGCAATGGCGAGAGGGTGAGAAGAATGGCAAGGCATGGGGCGGCTTTATGTGCAGCCATGTCAGCCGTCAAGGTAGCGAACCTAAGTGTCCTGCTATCTGGTATGTAATCGGCAGTGATGGTAAATGGAAACCACAGAAAGGGAGAGTATAATGGGTCATGTAGGAATCAAGATCAATGGAGAATGGCTTGACCTTATGTCAGCATTCATCGCTTGTCAGCTGTGCAATGAGCCAGTGCAGATTCGCGATCTAGAGAATATCTCATCTGATTCAGTCAATGGCATTGTTACATGGCAATGTGCCAAGTGCAGTGCGGTCAATGGCTAATAGCAGGCGCACAAGAGGTTTTCGCACAGAGCGCGTAGTAGCTGAGTACCTATCGACTTGGTGGCAAGGCGCATGTGTGGGAAGGGGTAGTGGCAAGGATATTGTTAATGTTCCGTTTGATGTTGAAGTCAAAGCGCGGTCTGGCTTTCAACCATTGGCGTACATTAAACAATTGAAAGCTCGGACAGCCATTTCGGGGGAATTAGGCTTCGGAGTTATTAGACTCAATGGACAGGGAGAAGATGCGCGTGAGTATGCCGCCATCATTCGCTTAGAGGATCTATTGCCACTACTCATATTAAAATACGGTCACTTAGACAATCAACCCACAGAGGCAGACATAGACCGGTGCTCTGGATGTGGGTCATACATGATCAGGAGATGCTTAACTTGCCAGCCTACGACTACCGATGCCCAACCTGCAATTTATCTCAAGAAGTCAATCATGGATTCAACGATCGACCAGTAGTGCCATGTCAGTTATGTAATGCTCCAATGGTCAAAAGATAGAAAAAAGTTATCCACAGGTAACAATTAGGAGGTCTCAATGAAGCGAAACGCTGCTCTGACCAGCACTTATGTAAATGGATTTGACAACGATGGTACGCTAACGGCGCAGAGCCCTTCAGGGGCTCACCGCGACCCGCTGAGGCGGGTAGGTCGCGGGGTGCTAGTAGCTATTGGGATATCTCTATACTTTATGCCAAATGCAGGCTCTACAAGCTCTAAACAATACATAAGTTACAAAGAGTATTCGTTATATTTATTAGATTTTAATTACAAGCAATATGACTGTTTAGATAAGTTATATACAAAAGAATCTAACTGGAATCCAGAAGCTGCTAATGGATCACATCATGGAATACCTCAAGGAAAGAGTGAGTATCTAGCAACACTTAATGGCTATGAGCAAGTACAATGGGGCTTAAACTATATAGGTCATAGATATGGTGAGCCTTGCATAGCATGGCAACACTTTAAGGATAAAGGCTGGCATTAGATGAGTAGTCGTAACCCTAGCCACAAAGAGCTAGGCACACAGCGTTGGAAGGATCAACGATTGCGTGTGCTAAAGCGTGATGGCTACATCTGTGCATACTGTGGGCAGGAAGCAACTCAGGTGGATCATGTGATCAGTCGTAAGGACGGTGGTGGTCATGACCTCGACAATCTGGTGGCTTGTTGTGCTCCATGCAATAGCAAGAAGGGTGCGCTCAATGAGGGCGTTTTTTTAGGTCGAGGCTCTAC